GCCAGTAATTCCTGTACTACCTTGAGTACCATTAGCTCCTTGACTACCGGTGGAACCAGTTGACCCCTGACTACCTGTATTTCCTGTGGCTCCTTGTATACCAAGTAAACCTTGAGTCCCTTGTGACCCTTGGGACCCTATAGTCCCTTGAGCACCAGTACTCCCTTGTATTCCTAATGAACCTTGTATACCTGTTGTTCCTTGAACTCCCTGAATTCCTTGGATACCTTGACCTCCTGTTATACCTCTCTCACCTTGAATACCCTGACTTCCTTGGATACCAGTGGTTCCTTGGGCTCCTGTATTTCCCGTTGTTCCTTGTGGTCCAGTGGTTCCTTGACTTCCTTGAGAACCTATTGCTCCTTGAGAACCACCTGTTCCAGTAGTTCCCTGAGGACCTACACTACCTTGTGCTCCGGTGGAACCAATAGCTCCTTGAGATCCGGTAACACCAATCTGTCCTTGTGCACCTGTAATACCTTGAGATCCATCAGTACCTTGCATACCTTTCAGACCCTGTACACCTTGAACCCCTTGAGATCCAATAATTGTTCCACTACAAACCCAGTCTACTATATTATGAAATCCTTGAGCTACTGTTGTATCTTGCGCAATTACAGTAGTATCTTGACATACTATATCATCACCTGTGTATACAATACAGTCTGCATCAAATTGTTCAGCACATTTTTCGGGATCTTCACATGGCACACCTGGTCCACATGGAGGTGGTGTAGTTAGTCCATCAGAACAATTATCATTTGATCGGCTGTCAAATAAGTCTGGTTTTTTTGGGATCATAATTTATTATTTGACTTTTGATACCGTCAAAAAAGCTGTATAGGTTGTACCTACGTAAATGATTTGTTTAGATACCAAATAGTAATTTGGATTTGCAACAAAATAGTTATTAATGTCTGTTGCTAATAATGCTACACTAGTATTGCTTAAAGTAACTTCAGCACAGTTTTTTACTTGTGCTAAAGAAGCAAGTTTAAGCATTCCTAATTGCCAAGGAAAATTATTTCCTTTATTTCCATAATCGGTTAAATTTCCTACTGACATGTTTTTATGTTTTAAGTAAAACCCCCTCCGAAAAGGGGGAAATATTTATATGATTATTGGATGATGATGTAGTGAATCTTGATCACTGCATCCAATGCAACAGAACCTTGGTTAGCTACAGTAATTTGAAAAGATCCAGCAGCTCTTGCAGCAACACCTGCATCACCATGACCAGCTCCTACATACTCTGTAGATACTAAAATAACTGAATCAGCTTTTGCAAAACTGTTAGTTACTGTGAATGTTGCTTCACCCAATGATGCTAATGTAGATGATACAGTTGTAATAACACCAACAGGAGCGTTAACAGTCACACCAGTAGTGATACTAGTTGCTTGAGTTACAGTTCCTTTGTTGTACAACGGCTTTAATCCATCAGCATTCAATGCTAAAGTTAACCATTCATCATCTCTTTTAGGGTCTTTAACCGCAAGAGGAATTAACACCTGAGTGTCTGTTGGGACGGTAGTGATATATCTAACCCCTTTTTTAACCCAACTAATAAAATTTAAAATGTCCATGATTATAAATATTAAATGTATACATTATAATATACTAAAAATAATTGATATAACAAAAAAAATCCCCAGACAATCTCCGGGGACTTAATAATAGGGCAAGGTTGAAAATTGGGTTGACTAGAGAATTACCCTACTATGTATCCTAAGAAAAACATTATTCCTAACATGAGTAGTATTGCTATATTACTCAGTTGTCTTGCCGCCTTATCTTCTTCCCATACATGATACGTATGATTGTAGTAGGGTTTAGTTAAGTTGATAGAACTCATCCAAAGAAAAGCTACAAACATTAACACAATAGTCAAGAAAAATGTTTTCAAAAATATCATAATGAATCTATTCGTCTTTGTAAATATACTAAAGCTTTTTGTAAATCCTCTTTTTCCTTAGATTTATTTTTCTTTCCTGCTCTTGCAACATACTTAATTACATTACCAAGATAGAAATCTTTATCTAATCCCCAAGCTTCTAATACTTTAAATACTTCATACTGGTTATCTTTACCACCATAGTATATAGGTCTTGGTTCGTCAGATAGATCTACAATTCTACTTTTATAATCATCACAAAGTTTACCACTAATCTCAGCTTTAACTAATGGTGTATGTGCAGGATAAGGTACACTAGTTGATGTAGTGTAGTTCTTTTTCCAATCTTCATCTGTAATGTTAACCATGACTTACCAGATTATAACTACATCACCTTCATTAAGAACCAACTTAACTTCTCCGTCAATGTCAATACGTTCAACAACTTCCATGTTAAGTGAACTAGTACGGATATATACTTGGTCTCCCTCAGCTACATCTTCTACTTTATCACCTATTGCAAATACTGTTAGTTTGTTCCACATCTTTACAGCTTCTTGCATGATTGCATCTTCGTCCTTTGCACTCAACTGGATTGATGACTCTTTTCTTTTGGGAACATCAACTAAGATTGTTCTACCTCTTAAACTTTTAAATCCTTTACTCATTTTGTTTTTTATTATGTTATCAAATTTTATTCTTGCCTCCAAGTTAGTTTCTGACTCAGCTGTCAACTTCTGCCATATGTCTAATTGTTGAGTTGTCATACATTCTCGTATGTAAGTGCAAAGATATCAGGTTTGCACGCATAAAACTCTCCGGCTACTCCTTTGATAATGTAGTCTCCCACATTAGCAAATAGATCTCCTTCAAGAGTATCAATGTAAAGATCTTTTACTACACCATGACTAGTAAAGTAACAGGTCTTACAAAAATTCAGAATTTCAAATTGATTCTTGCCATCCCACTGGACTGCTTCAATTACAACTGGTTTCTTTCTGAATTGTTGAGCCATTACTTAAATGTAATAACTTTTACTACTGCCATCTGTGCACTTACTAATTCTCCTACTGCATGATCAAACAAAAAGCTTTTAACTGGAGATTTAGATTCAGAGTTATATTCATCTTTCAGAATATTTGCAATCTCAGCCATCATTGATTTTACTTTAGCTACATTAGTATCATTAGAAGGATTGAATTCAATACCTACTAACTGTTCTCCAAATGAAAGTACCTTAGTGTCATTTACTGCAATGATCCCATCTGGGATTGGTGTTACTGTGTTGTCCATAATATTGGTTTTTAAATGTTCATTACAAATATAAAAAATATTTCTAAATAAAAAAGCCCAGATAATTAAATCCGGGCTTCCTTAGTTTTTAACTTTTTAAACACAAACATTATGAACAAGTGTGTAGACAAATATATAAATAATTTTATTATCTACCCTGTGCTCTATAATTTTTTTTGTAGTTCTTACTTTTTTTCAGCTTACTTGTTTTAGACTTTGCATGGATACCTGGTCTTGAAACTTTTACTTTAGCCAGTTTGGTTGTTCCTTCTTTAATCTTTGCCATGGTTATAAATTTAGATAATATAATATACAAAATTTCTGGCAATAAAAAAACCCTGGCTGCTATTACCAGGGTTCTGCGCGTAAAATAAACTCTCTGCCCTCGTTTGGGTCATAGCAAATATACAAAACTTTATTGATATAAAAAACCCCTAGTAGTACTTGTTGATCAGACAAACTTTCTAGGGGGTGTTAGTGGTTATAAGTCTGTTCAGAGAGGCAACGTCTTGCACCAAAGAATCAGGATCAATTTCCCAATAACGAGAAGACCAGATCTAGTGAGCAGATCTTACGGTATGCTTACCTGGTACTTGGGCCTATGTTATCTCAACACAGGAGGGTTCAATACAAATGTAAAAAAAATAATACAAGCTCCCACCTATCTTCTTGTATTCTGAACTTATCTCTACAGTAGTTCACCCGGTGCCACGATGCTCAACCATCTGCACTCCCTCTGATAATGTTAAGTTACCGTATGAGCCAGTCTTATTACAAAAGTATATTATAATATACTTAATTGGTCATATAAGGGACAAATACATATTATAATGTGTCTTATATAACAGGTTATACCCTGAAAGTCCAACCATTTTGTAAGGCTATACCCTTACTATAATGTGATTTCTAAATCAAATATAAGGTTATATCCTGAAACTATATGCTAATCCATACTATATTGGGATATTACGATATACTATATGTAACTCCATATAATTGCCCCCGGGTACATTCTGCCAAGGTTGCTCCCCCCCCCAGGGGTAAACGGATGAATGGGTTAAATGATTTTGGGATATATAAGAGCATGTGATGGGGCATGTACAAGACAACCCCCGGGGTGCTGAGATCTGGGTGTACCCCCCGTTGTTGTGAGAGACATCCATATGAATCAGCGTGTGCATGGAAAATATCTTTCTGCTAGGAAGAAGATGTCATGTCACTAGTCATGTGATGCTAATGCTATGTACACATAGTATATAGTATGTAATGTATCATGGTGCTGTGTGATGCATGGACTCTGGATGCTATGTATCTCAACACACACACAACAACATCATCTATATATATACAGCTTCATACTACTATTGATATAAATATATATACTATGAAAGAAATTAGAACACTACACTACATTACATGTGCTATCATTATTCTTATGATGCTTGAAGGTATGATCACATTAGGTAATGCATTTGACTTTAGCAACTACACTGCATTTGGATGGTTTGCTCAAGGAGTTATACTTGCATTCACTGTGCTTACTGCCATCAGAATTGCTGCTAAGGTAGAGGATTGATTCCTCTACTTTAATACAGCTCTATACTATTATTAAATATATATATATTATGAACACAGAAAAAAGAAACAGTTTATTTGTAGTAACCTACTTTGCTATAGGTTTATTTGGAGGTTGGTTAATAGGATCAATTGCTCCTGTGAATGGATTAAAACCTACACACATTAAAGCAGAATACTATTTGGAGTTAAGACCTAATGATCTTGTGATTATTGAGGACTGTGATGGGAATACTATTAAATGTCACACAGATAATATTCCTGATGTACTATTGAGAGATAACCTGTAATGGGTTATCTTCTCTCTATAGTTAATACAGCTTTTTACTAATATTAAAACTAGACTTATGATTATTGCACATTTGATTTTTACATTATACCTACACACTGGTATAATTATTCCTACAGGAGATGTAGATGGTAGACCAATTTACTCAATGCCAAATAGAAACATAGAGTATTCTTATGAGGCTGAGATTGTGGAGTATATTGCCACAGGAACATTTAATTACAATGAAGATGTAGAGGATTAAGTTCCTCTATATTTTTTTATACAGCTTTATACTATTGCTGAACTTAAATCTTTTACTATGCATAGAGTAGATATTTTTAGTTTCTTGGCATCAGATGCTGTGGAACTAACCAAGATGCAAACGCGTCTTAACCAATGGATGACTGCAAAGTCTTTGGTTAAGTATGAGATACACACCGCTGGTGAGTACATAATATTCAATGTTTGCAGAAAGAAAGAAGAGGGAGCTTAGGCTTCTTCTTTTTCTTTATACAGCTCTTTACTATTATTGATAAATAGTGTATGAGTTAATTCCAATAACACAGATTATCTGAGCCAAGTAAGTTGATTGGCAATATACTATTAGCAGGGTATCAACAAGCCTGTTTTTTTCTTTATACAACTTTTAACTATTATCAATCTTAAACTAAACACAATGTATACACAGAAAAAAATTAACAATCAAAGGTTTACAGTTAGATTTTGCGGGATAGCAAAGTACCTTGGGTTCACAAGAGTTGGACCATTTGAAAAACTGTTAAGACAAATGCATCCTCAACACAAGTTATGCATGGGTGTTGGACATGCAAGGGTTCAAAGATTACTCCAAGAGATTGAGGGATTTAAGAGAGGCAATGGAGAGTGGGATTAGTCCCATTTTCTTTTTGTCTCCACCGTGTGGAGCAAGTAGACTCAACTCCTGATAATCAGATAGTTATAAAAAGTGCTTTGCACGTCTTTTTTATACAGCTTTCTACTATTATTAATCTTAAACTATTTATTATGAAAAAAGTATTTGTTGCAAACAAAAATTCTTATGGTTCTGAATTCTATAATGAGTGTGAGACTCTTGATGAATTAAAAAGAGCCATAGTAGCACATGAGTATCAATTTTCTAAAGAACCAGTGGAATACAGTGAAGAAGTGTTCAATGAAATTGCTGAATACACCATGTATGAAATAGACCTTCATGATGAAGAGCGTATACAATGGAGTGGATATGATGGCACTTCTTGGTTTAGAATTGAGAGAAAAGTGTCAAATCTTTTATCTACTGCAAGAGAAATTAAGGGGGAGTAATTCCCCTTTATTTTTTTTGTCTCCACCGTGTGGAGCATTGGCATTTTGCTACTGATAATCAAGTAGTTGCAAAAATTGCTTACGCGTCTTTTTTATACAGCTTTATACTATTTTGGATTTGTTTAATTTAAATTTTATATTATGTTCTCTAAAACACAAAGTTTGCAAGCATTCGCTTATGCTAATGGAATCACTTCTATTGAAAAAGTACTAAATCCTAATACAGGTAAGAAGTTCATTGCTACCAATACAGACATCACAATGCGTGTTGCTGATAAGGTAAATGATGATTTGCAAGGCCAAGACTATAGTGTTTCTTGGTTTGCACCTGAAGACGGTGGAGAGGCTTCATGGATGTTACACACAACAGGTACTGCTAATGTATTAGGTAAATTAACCTTTGCTGCTGCTCCTGCTACTACACGTGTTGTAGACTTTGAGCACGCAATTTAAGTATATAGCCCGCACGTAATGTGTGGGTTATTTCTTTTTAAAGCTTCGCGTCTTATTTATACAGCTTTTTACTTCTGTTGTGTATATATAGTAGTGTCTCTCTCTATATATACGGTCAGACCATAACTCAAGACTCATATACTATTAGGGCAGTCATTAGCAAACCCTTATTGGTATTGGGTTTCAGGAGTATTTGTAAGGCTGTTGGAGGAAAGGAGTGCAAAACACCTTCCCTTATCTTGGTCATAGATTAAGTCACAGATTTGGTCTAACAGCTTAAATAATAAATATATATAGCTAACATGAGTAATTGCAAAGCACTTACACTATATATACTATTATCTCTATCTATATATCTATTACTACTACTATATACAATAAGAGTAAGACAGTAATTGATTCCGGAATGTTATTTACCCACTAAAACATATATTATGATTTCAACTTACCTGATTAACTTAAAGAATTCCCATAGACCAGAGAACAAAATATTTGATGGTCTGCCTAATGAACGCTATTCTGCTAATATGTATGAGAACAGAAGAAGGACTAGACCTTGGGATAACTGTTGGTTTAGTAATAAACCAGATGTTATTGTCCTTACAGTAGAACAAGCAATCAGACAGTATCCGGATTATATGCAATGGTGCTATAATAACTTGGAGATCAAATGGTCTGTACATACAATCAAATTATTTAAAGCTCATCAACCTAAACAGGTTCTTGGCAGATTAACTTTCTAAACCTTACTTATGGAAACTGTTTATTGGACTATGAAGAATGGTCAAAAGATTGATGTTGATACTATGGAGATTAACCATCTCCGTAGTACTCTGAAAATGATTATTAAAAATCAAGTAAGAGTAAATGCTACTAAACCTGTCACACCTAAATTTAAATTCAATGGTGACATTGCACAGAATCATATAGAAACTATGCAAGAACAAGATTACTTTGATGAATGTGATTCTGGCTTTGATTACTGGAAATCCTAATTATTTACTCTCATCCAAGCAGGATATCGCCTTATGATGGAATAGTCAAGGATTGCAACCTTGTGAGAGTACTAACCTAGGAGATGAGAAGTAGACCTAGCTACACTACAAAACTAACCACAGTATGGAAATCCTACTAACACATCTAGCGGACTGTGGTTTTATTATTAAACCAACTAAAACTATATACTATGAATTTACTTATTGCCAAACTTATGTTTGTTCTACAACTTCATTCAGGTATCATTGTACCTAGTGATGATGTTGATGGTAGAACTATATATGCTATTCCATCTCAAGGGATTGAGTATGCATATAAAATAGAGATTATCCGGTATCTTGAAACCGGAATTTTTCAGTATGATGATACCTTGGATGATTCTGTTGACTTATCCAAGGTAACTAAACCTAAAGTAAAACTATAATGGAGTTAGTTGACAAAATTTACATGACTATAATTGGTCTATTGTTATTGAGAATGATTATGATCAAAATAACAGGAGACAAATAACTTTGTTAATGATGATTTATATTAATTTAAAATTTATGATTATGAAAAAAGAAAGAAATTACTCAATTGAATCTCTGGCATGGTTAATTGCTACTGTATTATTGATAGCTATTACGCTATCTTCTTGTGGTTCATCCAGAGGATGTCACACTAAGGGAGTTTATGTTTCCAAAAGTATTAAGAAAGCACAGAATAAACCACACGCACATTAAGAGATATGTTAGGAAAAACAATCAGAGAATTAGAAAAAACAAAGGCTCAGTATCAAGCAAGATTGGATAGTATCCATGATGCTGATGCTGATCCAAGTGTCAAAGCTATTTATCAGTCAGATTTACAATATGCAATTGTATGTCTTGAAAGTAAAATAGAACATGAGAAAGCTATGCTACCGCTTCAATATGCACTTGTAGTATTTATATTAGCTGTCATAGGTTTAATTATTTATTTTTATTAGTTATGGAAAAAAGAAAAGTTGGGAGACCAAGAAAAACATCTAAACCAGTTGTTGAACAAGCAAAAGTAATTACTTGGAAACAAAAGTATCATGACCTATTAAAACAACATGAATTGCGTGAAGAAACTGCAGAAACATTTATGGCTGATGCTAGAGCAATTATATCACAACAAGCTGATAATCAGTTAGATCTTGTTAAGTTAGTACTTGATGGTTATGCTACTATGGAACAACATTGTACAGATGTTGTAAAGCTAACGGGTAATGTTGAAGAATCTGATATATTGTACCTAACTAGTATTGCTAGAAGAGCTTTATTACACAAGTTTATACAATTTGATGAAAAAGTAACAGTTTAATAAAAACTAAGGAAGTATATGAGAGTCCTGAATTGTACACAAAAGATCCCTATTGACAGCCTGGAAAGACAGGCGTATTGGTCCTGTAGCTCAGCTGAATAGAGCACTGCCCTTCTAAGGCATAGGTCCTTGGTTTGAATCCAAGCGGGATCACTGATGCGTTCACTCTTGACTACTAGGATTACAGTCTTACAGTCATGTCCGTATTTAGTAGATGAAAGGTGTATCAATCTACTATTATTATTTATGAATTTATTTAAAATTATGATTATGAATTGGTTTAAGAAATTATTTAAAAAAGAAAAGACTTATAACACTGATTATAAGTTTAAACTATGTATTGTCAATGATGATACAGAATTGCTACATGAAGCATTGGGTGTTACTGAAGAGAGATCTAAAGAACTATTAGAAGTTGCTTTGAAAGCATATGATAATAATAGAACACTTACTGATTCATATGCAGAAATGCTTGAAAGCTGTAAACACATTAATGAAGTCATTATGATAATGAATATGTTTAACCGTATCCATGAAATTAAATCCAAAGACACGGGTTTAATGGGATTCTTGGGTAAAATATTAGGAAATAATGAGTGTTAATGTAATTAAGTCTGTCTTAGGATTCAATCTTAAGACAGAAATATTTGATAATGAGGGTAATCCTATAAAAACGGGTGCAAAAGCAGTTATTAATGTAAATGCGGGTGTACCCAATGTAGGAACTAAAATTGGTGCCAAAACATGGTTTACCAATTACAATGATGGATTACTTCAAAAGATTAGAGACTACAAAAATCTAAATTTATGAATGTATCAGTAAACTATAAAGACACTGATGTTGCTAAGGCATTGGAGTCTATTATTAAACATCCTAATAGTGCAGAGTTTGTAAAGTTACTTACTCCTATGTTATGTGGTAGCAGTGAAGCTATACAACATTTCTTTAAGTTAATGATAGGCAATAAGTTGCCGGAAGTTATTCCAGATAGTACTTTATGTTGGATACATGTTAGTAAATTAAGTTATGGTGCAAATCAAGATTTAATTACAAAAAGTGATCTATGAGTTGATGGACATA